TGTAATTAAAGGATGGTCCGGCCTCAAGTATCGTTACCTAGAAGAGCTTCTTTTGGTGGATATAGGAGACTTAAATCCTGACGATGAGCTTCCCTTTACTCAAGAAAATGCAGAGTTGCTTATGAAAAACGCAACCTCTTTTGATACTTGGGTCACAGAAACCGTGAGTGATCTAGAAAATTTTACTGGACGCAAGTAGCAGAAATACGAAAGCTACTCGAACGTTATGTAAAAGAACACTCTACATCCTTTGATGTAGAGAAGTATCTAAAACTCTGCGAACAATTAGGGGAAGAACCGGACCTCTCTAAAATGCCACTGGACGCTTCTGCTTTTCCGGAAGAAGTTCAAGTGGCATTTTTTATATTCGGAATGCTACCAGATAGATGGGATGGAATGTCTGGTTTATACATGGGGAAAGATTGGAGTTCGGCAGATTTTTTATATCGACTCTATGAAATAGAGTACCCAAAAGAAGTTACTTATTTTGCAAAGCTTTATGAAAGTATTATTATAAACCATAAGGCAGAAGAACAAGAAAAACGGCGAAAGCAAGAGGCGCAAAAAGCCAAAAGCGGTGGAAAACAGTACACCCATAATGTGCAGCGATAATGGCTCGTAAAGTTTATATAGATGTAATTATCGACGATAAGGGGACAACAAAGCGCCTCGCCGTGGATGCCAAAAAATTACAGGGCTCCCTAGAAAAAACGAATGACTCTGTTCAAACAGCAGACCGTCGGATTAAAGGAGTTGCAGGCGCATCTTCAAATGCTACAAAAAACTTTTCGAAAATGCAGCAGGGTATTTCTGGGGGCCTTGTGCCCGCTTATGCTACTCTTGCCGCCCAGGTCTTCGCAGTTAGTGCAGCTTTTAACTTTCTAAAAGATGCAGGTAGTCTTGCTCAGCTTCAGCAAGGACAAGTTGCCTATTCAGCCGCCGTAGGTACTTCAATGCGGTCCCTCACAAAGGATATTCAAGCAGCCACAGAAGGGCAGCTAGGTTTTCGAGATGCTGCACAGGCTGCTTCTATTGGTATCGCATCGGGGCTAAGCCCAGAACAGATTACTAGGCTGGGTATAGCAGCCAAAGATGCTTCTGCAATTCTTGGTCGAGATCTTGTAGACTCTTTTAATCGTCTTACTCGAGGTGTCACTAAAGCTGAACCTGAACTTCTTGATGAATTAGGTATTATTCTTCGACTAGAAGAAGCTACCAATAATTATAAGCAGGCTCTAAATATTACAGGAGAGCTATCTGCTTTCCAACGAAGTCAAGCTGTAACAGCCGAAGTTCTTACTCAGGTAGAAGAAAAATACTCCCGGGTGCTGGCGGTAACGGGTGCTTCTGCAAATAAGTTCGCCCAACTTTCCGCCACATTTGAAGAAATTGTAAATAAGCTACGACTTTTTGCAGTAGACTTTCTTACTCCAATTGCTGAAATTCTAAAAGAGTTTCCTGCACTTATTGCCCTTGCATTTGCTCCTTTTACAAAGACAGTTCTTACCGCAGCTCTTCCTGGTCTTGAAAATTTACAATCAAATTTAGACACTGTTGCTGACAAAGCAAAAAAATCTTTTGAAGAGTCCGCAAAAGCCTCTGAAAAATTTCGGGCGGAATTAGCAGGAATCTCGAATAATACAGCACTGAAGCAACGTCTACAAGAAGAAATTTCGTTAGAATCGAAGAATGCTCTTGCAACAGTAAAGATTCGTAAGAATAGCTTATTGCAGCAAGTAAAAGATGGACAAATTCTTACAGATAAACAAATTAAGTATGTGGAGCAGCAACTAAAGAAAAGAACTGGTGCTTATAATATTTCGGATAAAAAGATTCTAAAAAGCCTCGAAGCAACTCTTACAAAGATGAAAGCTTTTAATGCCTCTTCTTCTTCAAAAATGTCTCGAGACTTTAACCTTGCTATCGAACGAATGAAAGCAGGACTAGGCAGTCTTGTAGTAACTGGAAAGGCAGCATTTGCTGGTCTTGCAGCTTTTGCTGTTCGTGCGGGTGCTGCTATTACCACAGCTCTTAGTGCTATTAGCTGGATTAGCTTAATTGCTACTCTTGGAACTCTTGTCTATTCTTTCTTTAGAACAGAAAAACAAGTTACAGAAACTGCAGATGCTTTTGATTACTATTCCGATAAAATTAATAATACAATTGCAGAATCAAATGAGTTTATTACAGTTCAGAATATTATGAATGATACGCTTGAAACAGGAAATAAAGTGATTGAAGCATACGGAAATAAGCTCAATAATATTAGTTCTTTAAAAATTGCAGAAGTATTTAAAGAAAGTGGGGACGAGCTTTTAACTTTAACAAAACAATTTAACAACGCAAATAAAGCTCTTGAAGATGCCGCTTTTTCTAAAGAAATGCAGGCCATAGCTACTAGCGCCGGAGCCGCAAATATAGCCTTTGGCGGCGGCTTTGTTATGCCCGCAGGACCAATTGGAGATGAGCTAGCAGCAATTAAAGAAAGAGCAAAAGAAGCTCGCATTTCTTTTAAGCAATATATTGACCAATTAGCAGAAGAAGGGAATCTTTCAAATGTAGGAGAAGTCGTACGCCTTCTACAAGACGAAGCTGATGTTCTCTCTAAGATTAAAAACGAGCGGTTTCAAACAAATAAAGCGGTAATTGCCTATCAGGAAGCTCTTGCAAATATCGAGCAAGAAGGCTTTACAGAAGATCTGATTCGAACACGCCAAGCAGTAATTGATCTAGCACGAAATATTACGGCACTTACTCAAGTTCAAACAGATAATCTTCGTGCCTCTGATGCAACTTTTAATAAGTATTTGCCTGTAGATGAGTATGAGCAGCTCATAAACAATCTGAAAGAAGAAAAACGTCTGATTGAAGCAGTTGCTGAGACAAATAAAGGTTTGACTGTTTCTGAACAGCAGCGGTTAAATGTTATTGCACGACAGTTAGAAATTGCTAGAAGCATTGCATATACTCAAGCCATAGCTGGTGCGACAAACCAAAAAATTGATATAGCAGAACAAAAACTCTCTATAGGTAAAACTCGTTTAGTAAAAGAGCGAATCGGCTTAGAGGCAAATCTTGCAAAAAATGCAGTACAGATTTTTGAAGCAGAACAAAAAATTGCAGTCGCACAGGCATTGAATGCGAGTCGACAAAAAGAAATTAATGAGCTAAAAGCATCAGGAAATGCGGAAGATGCCCAAAAAGCGGAGCTTATGCAGCAAGACCTAAATGCTCGTGAACGTGCTATTATTCAGCATGAGGGAGAATTGCAGCTTCTTCAATTAAAAGAAGAAAGTCTACGTCGCCAAAAAGACGAAGTTTTACAAATTGCTGATGCTATGTCTCAGGCATTTGAAACGTCTTTACAGCAAGGTATTGCAGACATCATAAAAGGAAAGGATGCAGGATTAAAAGAAACAATTCTTGGAATTGCAGAAAACACCTTGAATGCAGCAGCAGACACGTTATCCAAAATTATTACTCAAAATGTTATGGGGGGTCTTTTTGGGCAGCAAGATCCTGCGGATAAAATGGCCGCTGCAATTGAAACCGCTACAACAAATGGCGCTCAAGTAACTCAACAGACATTGTTAACAAGCTTTGAGAACGGGGGCACAATGGTTGCTCAAAAAATTCAAGCAGCTCTTGCAGGTAAACCGATTCCTACAGGAACGCCTGGAACTACTGCACCAGCAGGCACTCCTGGAGGAGCTACTCCTACTGTTCCGACGGCATCTGGAGGTACTCAAGTTGGAGTATTCGGAGCCTTTGCAAATAGCCTAAAAGAAGTTGTAAAGCCTTCTACTCAGACAGTAACTATCGAAGAGGGAGGAGACGCCGTAGAAACCAAAAGCATTAGAACACTTCCTCAACGTCTGGGAGATGTATTTTTTAGCTTTACAGATATTATAGGATCCATCTTCTCGAAAGATTCAGATTTTCTAGGAAGCTTAGGAAGTATCTTTACACAAGGGCTTTCTGGTTTAGGAGGTTTGTTTACAAGTCTTTTCCAAGGTATTGGCGGTGGCGGTGGAATCGGAGGGTTATTAACAGGAATATTCGGTTCTATGCTTGGAGCACGCTACGGCGGGGTCATGCAAGGCTACGCCACAGGCGGAATCGCGCGAGGACGCAATGCGGGGTATCCTGCAATTCTTCATGGTACAGAAGCAGTGGTTCCGCTTCCGAATGGAAACTCTATTCCTGTAGAGATGCGTAATGGCAGTGCGGGCGGTACAAATAATGTAACTGTAAATGTTTCCGTAGATCAAAACGGTAATTCTCAGACAAATACTCAAATGGATAATCAGCAAGCTGGAGTACTTGGAAAAGCAATCTCTGCAGCAGTAAGAAGAACTACAGCGGCAGAAGCGCCCTGGCGGTATGCTTAGCCCGTACGGAGCGGCATAATGGCAATTGGATTTGTAGATTTAACAGCAACTAATCGTATTCCCGACAAAAGTCTGAGACGTGCAACAAAGCCGAAAACATACAGAGCTGCATTTGGAGACGGATACGAGCAACGAATTGCTCAAGGTATTAATAATCTTGACGAAAGCTACGCAGTGTCTTTTAACAATCGAGAAAAAGAAGAGATTGATGATATTGTAGCATTTTTCGATGATAAAAAAGGTGTTACAAGTTTTGCTTTTACTTATCCTGACTCAAACGGAGTGGGCGGGGAAACAACAATTCGTGTAGTGTGTGAAGACTATTCAATTGCTTATAATAATGATGGGTTTTATTCCTGTGGAGCAACTTTTCGTCGAGTTTATGAACCATGAGTGAGATTATAGAAGCTGTACAGAAGCAAGATCCTGGATCAGAGCTAGTTACTCTTTTCGATTTAGAGTATGCTGATGGGTCTTTTGCTTATTTTACTTCTAACTATGATTCTTCAACGATTCAATTTCGTGATTCTTCTGGAAGTGCTCAGACTTATGTATCTCTTCCAATTGAAGCAGAGGGTTTCGACATTTCTTCAGACGGTTCCTACTCTCGACCGATTCTCATTGTAGCCAATATTGCAAGTGTTTTTTCAAATGCAATCGGTATGGAGTTTGAAGAACTCATTGGGCGTCGAATTACTCGCCGTCTTACTATGAAGAAGTATTTAGTCGGAGAAAGTGGTGATAGTGGT